GAAAATTTATGCCTGCAAAAATTTCGGATAACCCCTCTCTTGACGCCGACACCTATGTGAAGTCTCTTGACGAACTGGATGCAATTGAGCGAGCAAGATTGCTTGACGGAAACTGGGAGGTTCGAGAAGAAGGCGGGATGTTCAAGCGAGAATGGTTTACAATAACTGGCGTCTTTCCGGAAGATATGCAAAAAGTTCGTTATTGGGATTTGGCTGCTACTGCACCCAAACACGGCAGTGACCCAGACTGGACGGTTGGCGCCTTAGTGGGCCACAAAGAGGGAAGATATTTTGTTCTTGATGTTCGACGGATGAGGGGTACTCCTTACGATGTTGAAAAGTTAATTAAAATCACATCGGAAGAAGATGGGATTTCAACAAGGATTGTTATGGAACAAGAACCCGGTTCATCTGGAGTAAACGTGATTGACCACTACGCTCGCCATGTAGTGCCGGGCTTTAACTTCAAAGGTCAAAAATCAAACACATCCAAGAAAGATAGAGCAGGTGTTTTTTCCGCTGCGTCTGAGGCGGGTAACGTCATGTTGGCTCGAGCCACTTGGAATACTCCTTTCCTAGATGAATGCGAAGTGTTTCCTTACGGAGCCCACGATGACCAAGTTGACGCGATATCGGGCGCAATCCAAGCCCTTGTCTCACGAAAAATGAAACAGGTTAGAATTATTGTATGAAAAAATTTTCCCACAAAGGATATTGTGAAGGAAGAGAAGAGAATTGTGGATACAAAAAATGTGGGGCATTTGGTAATTTATATTTAGTTAAAGGACAGACAGATGCTCGCGCAAGGCTTAAACAGTGCTTAGATAAGCCTTTTAGTTTACCTAAAAACAAACTTGAACCAACACCACTCAACTTTGCTTCCAATAAAACAAAAAACAATGCTGCCAAAAGAGAAGAAGTCCGCCGTATAGTCAGGCAACGCGACATGGGGTTGTGCCAGGCAAAGTTCCTGGTAGGGTCAATTGTGTGTTCAGCACGTCTGGACATTGACGAAATCATCCCTAGGGGTCGAGGAGGCAACTACTTAGACCCAGATAACTGCCAGGTACTGTGCAGAGCGCACCACCGGTGGAAGCACGATAACCCAGCCGAGGCTGAAAGGTTAGGACTTACAAAGTCTCTACCCCCTCGTTCCTGACGATAGGAGTATTCATGATTAGTAAAGAAGCAATAATTGGCTTTACCCTGTGGCTTTTAACAGCAATAGGGGTTGGAGCCACAAACGGTGGAATCATAAGACAGGAAACCCAAAGCGGAGTCACCCCAAGCGTTTTCGCAATTCATCGCTCAGTTCGGATGGTTGAAGGCAGCGAAGGCGCTCTGCTTAACAAGCGTCAAGCAATACTTCAAGTCGTTTTTGTCTTCAATGAACGCAGCGAAAACGTTAGTCGGCTTCAGGAAAATCTTGGAGTTCTTGTGGACGGACACTATGGCAAGGCTACGAGAAGCGCTCATTTGGCCGCTCTTGAGACTTTTGGGATGGAGACATCATTTGTCCCGGCATTACCCAATCCAATCACTGACGGCGATAAGCGTCGCTACAACATTTCCGAGGACCCAACTCATAGATGCCCACAGTTTGAACCACTGTTTGCTCAGTATGGGCTTGAACCAGTAGAGGTTTTTTCTTATATTGCTTATCGCGAGTCGCGGTGTAATCCGGCTGCCGTTAATGCCAAATTTGACTCAAAGGGCAATATTACATGGACCCTAAATAAAGACGGGTCGGTTGATAGGGGTCTTATTCAGATTAACTCCTGCTGGAAGACTGTCACCAAGAATGTATGCGGGACAGGACTTGAAGGCCTGTTTGACGTTCACTGCAATCTTAAGGTCGCCAAATACATTATGGACAACTCAAAAGGCGGTCTATCGAACTGGAACGTCTGGAATAAGTAGGGCATCTAGTATGAAAATATGTCCGAACTCAACGCCAACATTCCAGCCATTGAGTGTTTTGTCCGCGGTAATTTTTTGCGCAACCAACAGGATTCTCACGACCTAAAGTTCCCTTGCAATATTTTTGGTGTTGCATCGCTATCCGATAGGGTTCCGATGTTTCACTTCCTCATGGAAGACGGCGGAATCTGGTGGCGAATGCCAATTAATGCATTTTGCTGGAAACAAGATGCACCCGAACTAGACATTCATGACCAGGTTCTATGGAACTCATTTTCCCCCTACATAACAGTGACGGTCTTTCACTCACTGCGTGGAATGCGAATGGAATATCTTGATAGACACAAGAAAAAACACAAAGGCGAATACCTAATGACATTTGATTGGCACTGGCCTGAACCAAACACCACAAATCCGGGATGGTCAGAAAATCCAGGACAACACAAGTGTGGACATTTAATAAAACTCGACGACGGCAATTTCGCAATCCAGCCAAACAACAGGGTGATATTAAAAGACCCATCATTTACCACAAAACTCGGGCAGCCGGTCATAGAAAGAATTATTAATCAACACATGTTTGCGGTAGAAGATGCTGACAGGTGGGTAACCGAAGACAGCGAGAACTACTTCTATTCGGTCTCGTCCAGCCAGAATGACCACCATGAAAAGAAAGACTAAAGGCTTCTTATTGGCCACTCTGAGCGTTTTTGCCCTTTCTGCGTGTGCTCATCAAGGTGGTTATCGTTATGAATGTCAAGACCCAGAAAATTGGGACAAAAAAGAATGCAAAGAACCCGTCTGTATCGCAAGCGGGACTTGTACAAAAGATGTACTTGGGTTTGACCCAACCGAGGAGCAACCATGAATAATAAATACACCCCAGAGGACCTTGAGGCTCGGCTTAAGTTTGTAATTGGATGCGTGCTCGGAGGCGTCCTGCTGTTAACGACAACGGGGGTGTTGTACGCATTAGTGTTTGTTGCTCAACCAATCGGAGCCCAAGCAGAGAACGATAAAATGTTTTTCACCGTTCTTTCATCTGTTGCTACATTTATCACTGGAACTCTTGCCGGCCTGATGATTTCTTCAGGGGTAAATAAGGGTCAAGCCGCAGTAGAGGAGACAAGTGATGACAGTCAATGACCTGCTAAGCACCGAGTTAGGCGTTGCCGCGGCATTCGCACTGACTTGGGGAGTCGCTATTTGGGGCTACAAAAAGAACAAAGAAGACCACGACAGACTAGGTGATAAAGTGGACGTAGCCAAAAGTGAAATTTTTGAATCAATAGAAAAACTTGGGGACAAGATTGATGGCGTGAGAGAGGCAATTAGCAATCACGAAGCGATTTGGCATGTTGGCGTTCGACCAAAGAAAAAAACAACTGTCAAGAAAAAGTAAGGTTGAATAACGAACTACTTGACATGTACGGAACTTTTGTCTTATGATGATATTTCACTCATCAACATAGGAGAAAGTACACATGTCAACAACAATCCTCGCCCCACAAACTATTACATTAACGATTCCAGGCGGACTATCAACCTCGAGTATCGTCACAATGGCAATGCCATTTTCTGGCAAAATCACTGGCGCTTATGTTGCCGTAACCACAGCACCTGTGGGTTCAGCACTTACCGCAGACCTCAAAGTCGGCTCTGATGTTGCAGCAGCATTCTCAATTGCGGCAGCAGGAACTTCAGACGAAGGAACACTTACAGCCGCCAACTGTGATTTTGACGGTGGCGACCTTGTTAGCCTTGACGTATCGGCAGTTGGTTCAGGAACTGCTGGTTCAAACATGACAGTTGCTTTTACTGTTACTCAAGACTAAGTAAACCTTTTAATAAAAAAACCACCTCACCCATAGTGGGTGGGGTGGTTTTTTATGTCATGCCTTGGGCTACCCAACGCATTAAGTCACTAGAGTGAATGGTAATATGAAACATGCGCGTTTGGATTGACCAAGACTTGTGCACGGGTGACGGACTCTGCGCAGAAATAGCATCAGATGTTTTTGCTATGCACAATGATGGTTTGGCATATGTGAAGGAAGCAACATGGCCAAACCTATTTGGCCCAGATGGAAAAGGCGATTCCCCGAAATTGCAAATGGGTCAAGGTACAGCGTCAATTCCTGATAATCTTTTAGACGATGTCGTTACCGCGGCAGAAGACTGTCCAGGAGAATGCATATTCATCGAAGTTGAATAATTTTTTTTACCGCAAGAAAGGAAATCTCAATGATAGTCGTAGCCACGACACTTCATGCCTACGTGATGGATAATCCCGACCATTGGAGTTCGTGGATGAAAAATGCCGAAAAAGTAAAAGAGGAGTACGCGAGGTTTGGAGACTGGGCAAAAATTCAGTATTTTGCAGCAATACAAGTGGACTCCCGTGGACTAGAACCATTCAAACCCTTTTTAGACAGACTCACCGAAATCGACGGCGGCTTTTGGACATACTCGCTCGACGATGGAAGAACTCAAGTGACAACAAAAAATAGGCTTAGACATATTGTTGTCGGACAAAACTTATGTAATGATTTTGCCATGTCCACCCCTGAATGCACCCATATGCTTTTTATGGCCGCAGACTGCATGCCCCCAGACGATGTAATGCCAAGAATGCTGGAGATGAATCATCCACTTTGTGCGCCCTACATCCGTACCTATAATCTGCGAGGCAAAAAAATTGACAAGTATCCATTTCCCGTAGAAGAAGCAATGGCATCGGCGGCAGCAATATTTATGGATAGACGTGTGTTTTCTTCAATCAGATGGCGCTGGGACCTCGACAATAATATGTCAGATGACCCGTGCTACCACCACGACGCTCTTCATTACCTTGATATACCAACATATGTGCGCCATGACTGCATCGCTAAGCATTTTCCTGAATCAGTCGGGGCAATTGAAACACGAGGCCACAACATGACGGTATATAGATGATTAAGCAATTGCGCGAATTTCACAATGATGAAACGCTGGCTAAAATTTACGCAAAACCGCACGACCATAGAATTTATGGTCGTGGACATCACGTAAGAGTTGAGGTCACAAAGAATATTGTTCGCGATGCGATAGCAATGACCGGAGCCAAAAGCATTGCAGATTTAAGTTGCGGCAACGCAGACATAGTTAAGTCAATGGGGATACAGAATATGTTTTTGGGTGACTATGCACCAACATATGATTTGGTTGGACCAATTGACAAAACAATTATGAACATTCCAAAGGTTGATGTTTACGTGTGCTCAGAATCTCTTGAGCATGTAGAAGACCCATTGCAGACTTTAAAACTTATCCGAGATAAATCTAAATACTTAGTTCTTTCCACCCCGATAGAAAACTGGGAAGATACCAATAACGAACATTATTGGTCATGGGATAGGCATGGCGTAGAAGACTTGCTTAGTCAATCAGAATGGACACCAAACATTTTTTTATATTTGGATACAACAGTGTTTGGCGAGCCATATAAATATGGCATTTGGGGATGTAAGTGAAAATTTTGATTACCGGCGACGCCGGGTTTGTCGGTGGTTATTTTAGGAAAGCATTAGATGGCCACGAAATTGTTGGCGTTGACATTAAAAACGGACCGTCTATGTGGCAAGACGCTAGATATTTTTTTGCAAATGACAACACC